TGAGTAATAAGGGAGGGAGAGTTAATGTGGTGTTTTACTGTTACGCCTGATGATTTTACGGTATATGACCTCACGCCCGAGTATGTGAGGTCGTATGGCCCATATCCGGCGGATACGTTTAAGAAGGCGTTGGATGGCGTGCTTGATGTTGTTCGCCATGCGTTTGCCGGGTTTGATGTGTGCGTTGGTTTTGCTTATTCCTCGTTTGACCCAGAAACGGGGTTTTTGAATGGTATTGTCAAGGCGCGTTTGTCGTTTGAGGGGGTGTTTGATGATGGCGAGTGATGAGGTTGTGGCCGTGTTTCCGTCCAAGTTTGAGTCTGGGGATGTGTGTGTGGTGTATTGTCCTCACAATCGGACGTATGAACTGCGGTATGCGGTGCGGTCTCAGGATGGCGGCGGGCGTCGTTTGGTTTGGTCGGCTGTGGCGTTTGACGCGTGTGATTACGCTCAGGTGGCTCATATGCTGGTTGATGCGAGGGTGTTGGCTGATACGTTGTTGTTGGAGAGGTGTTGATTATGAAGAGCATTGATGGTCGTACAAACTGGTTTGATGATGGCGTGCTGGACGATGACCGTGTGCGCCGTGTCATCCGTGGACGCCGGCGTAATCTGCATTTGCGTGAATACAATCGTGGTGAGGGTGATTGGGAGACGTTTTGCCGTACTATAACGCTACTCAAGGACTTCTATGAGCCTCAGGGTGGTCAGGTGGCGTTTGCCGACAGTATCGAGCATGCGGCGGACATTTGTCTAAGCATCTCGCCAAGTTCGTCAATGTACGCCGCATTGGCACGAACGCAGGACGTTGAAATGTTGTCCGGGCTTATTTATTGCCCGGCGATGGTGGCGTGGTGCGCGGTCTGTTACATCAAGGGCGCGACTTGCTATGAGATGTGCCAGACGTGGGAGGGTGCTGAGTTCGCTCAGACTGTCATCAAAATTGCATGTCTCTGTTTTGACAATCTGACAGATGGGCGGTATACTGATGAAGATATTGCAAGAATGTCACGACAGCAGCAACATTGAAATAAGGCGGTATAATTATGGCATATATTAAGCGAGCCAAGCACTATAGTATTGTGCGCGGTGTTACGCGCAGTGAAAACGGCGAACTCGTGGACGCCGAAGTAGTCGTGGATGGCGCGTGTCGCACGGCTGACATGGCTATGAAAAAAGCCCGCAAGATTAACAGGGATATGCTACCCATGTCCGCCGAGTATCATGTGCAGGCTGCGCGCATGGATGAGGCAATCTATTGGGCTAATTGCGAATTTGGGGATGATACCATCATCGACTATCCGGGGTCGGTTAACGGCAACGTGGTTGAAGATGGTATCCTCTCCGAGGAAAAATAATTACTAACCCTATAAGGAAAGGCAACACACATGACTGACAACGAACTGACCGTAGCAAACGGCAACAATTTTGCGGCTAACGGCGCTAACGCCGTATCCCACTTCTTCGACACCACCACTATGGATGGTAAAATGGCGCTGTATAACGCTATGCAGACCGCCGATAAGGTGGACGAACATCTTAATGAACTACTGCATGTGACCAACGTGCTTGCGCAGGCTATCGAGGTCACGAATCAGGAAACGGGCGAAATCAACTCTTCTACCCGTGTTGTCATTCATGCGGAGGAGGGCGACTTTGCCGCCGCCTCGCCCACGCTGGCGCACGCTTTCGGCAACCTGTTCGCCATCTTCGGAACGCCGGACACGTGGGACCATCCACTTGTTCTCAAGGTGGTGGAAAAGAAGAGTCGCCGTGGATTCAAATTCTTTGACCTTGAGTTGGTGCCGGAAAAAGACCGTGGGTAGACTATTTGTTCACACCATATGATAACGTGGTAACGTCCCTATAGGGATGTTGCCGCCAGATTCACCCCCCGTCGTTTTCCATCCTTACGACGGGGGGTGTTTCACACTCACAAGGGAGGGGCCGTGTCAAAACGCAAAAACAACCGACGCGCCAACAACCTGAAACGCAACGCCGCCATCAGGTCGGCACAGGTACGCCGAGAGCAAGCGGTCAGGGATTACAGCACTGGACGCCTCCCCAAGCAAATCACCGAAACGTTTTTAGGAAAACTCAGCGCCCAACAGCTCGAACAGGTCGCACGCCGTGTTGGACAGGAATTCGGGGAACAGCAGCAAGCTTTGAGGGCGCGGGACAGCGAGCCGTATCAGGTTGTCCCGGATGTGCATATTACGAAATTTGATCGTGAGCTGGCGGCGCGTCCGTTGATTACCGACGCGGAAATCGCCGCCGCCCCGCCAAAACGTCGGAAAACATTACGACAACAACAACGCCGCCGCGTCGAGGCACGGCGGAAAATCAAGCGCGCTCAACAATTCGATGCATTGTGCATGGCCCGCTACACTGTGGACGAAATCCGTGAAATGGAACGCGCCGGAGAATCCCCCTTTGACGTGTTGGGCATTCACACGGTCGGCGGTTCGGCGCGTGACGAACTCACACGCAGTCGTGCAAACGTGTTTGGTTCAGAACGTGGCATAAGCCACGCGCGTATGATGATACGAGAAGGGGGCAGGAGGAGGCTTGAGCGTGAGATACTCGAATATGCTGGGCTTGTAGGCCGAGCGCCATTGCATGTAGGAGCTAGAAAAATTTCCGGGAGTGAGGGGGTCACGGATTTTGATAGAGTCGCACAACAGCTCGAAGCGTTTGACTCCAATATCGCCCAAAAATTCGCGTCTTTGTCGAACCGTCAAAAACGATGGCTGATAAACAACACGAACTTTAGCACCGTGGTACGAGAAGCCGCATGGTATAATGACAAAACACATAAATGGGAGACAAAGGCGGATGCGGGCGATGTTGAGACGCGGCTTGATGAATGGATGACCAGCGCGGCACGACACTAAAGGGATGGAATTATGAAAGAGCGTCGAGTGGCGGCAACGGACGGCGCAACACTATTGACGGATGACGGCATGGAACCATTGACAGCAACCGCCATCATCCGTCTCACCATGCTCGACCATCATACGCGCGTATGGTGCGCCCACGGATGGCAGGATATCAAGCCCATAGCCGCCGAACTGTTGAAACGACTCCCCTTGCAATCGAATCCAGCCAAGGACGGCGTGTGGGGAACGTTCAACATTCGCGGACACTTCTATAGTTTCCGTGTGCGTATGGGCGGCATCACCGTGGATTTTGTGGACGTGCGCAACATCACGCGCGACGATGGACTGAATGTTTCACGTGAAACATTCGGTGGTGGAAGTGACTTGGAAACCACGTGGAATATCGCGCAGGAATGCGCCGCCCTGCATCTCAGGGGCACTACGATAGCGTCTATGGCGATGACCGACTATATCGACGGGGATTATGGCGGGTTCAAGCGTCATTTTCCGCCATTGAGTAAAGAGGTTTATCATCGGATGCGCCCCGCCTACTATGGGGCGATAGTGTACGGCAAGCCGGGTGAATACCGGGATTGCCGGAGTTGGGATGTGAACAGTCTCTACCCGAGTATCATGCGAGACGCGCCCATGCCGGTAGGCCCTCCCATATGGTATGACGGGAAATATCAATATGACCCTGATTATCCGCTCCATATCGATGTTATCGCGTTTGACGCAAAGCTGAAAACGGGTAAAACGGCGACGCTCACTAATATCCTACCCGTATGGGGATATGAGGGCGAACGCTTGGATAGCACGCTCGGCGTCGTTACCATGCCAGTTACGGATGTGGATTGGGAAACGCTGACCGAAAACTATAAAGTCCACGTGTGGGAGCATGTCGGCGGCTGGAAGTTCCGCAAATCGCATGGACTTTATTGCACCTACGTTGATAAATGGTTTCACGTGAAACAGACCGCGACCGGGGAGCGCCGTCAAATGGCGAAACTGTTATTGAACTCGCTGGTGGGGAAATTCGGGGCCTCGCTCTACCGGCCCATGTTGCATCCGAAACCGTCTATGAACGGCGGTGTGGATTTTACCGTGGACAAACCCGAGTCGGCCAACAGTCTGGCATGGTTGCCGACCGCCGCATATGTCAACGCCTATGGACGGCAGACCCTATCCCGTGCGATGAACGCGAACGCCGGGCGCGTACTCTACTCTGACACCGACGGCATGATACTGGAAGGATCGGACACGCCCGCAGGCATAGAAACGGATGACCGGAAACTAGGCGCGTGGAAAAACGACCACACCTATGAGAGGCTCCGTATTCTCGGCAATCGCAAATATTGCGGCGTGGAAACAGACGGCGACACCGTTATGCGTTTGAGCGGCGTGCATCGCGCCGCGCCCATCCCTTATGATGAGTTCCTACCCGGGTCACGTCATTTCAATGATGATGGCCACACTTTTATGCTATAATATCCGGTAGCGGGGTGTGCGTCCCGAGTCGATTCGATGGCCCGACCGTAAGGCAAGTCGGTAAGGCGATTCGGTCGGATGTAGACGTGCGTAGCCAACGCCCAGCGACGGCGAAGGAACCCGCACAGCCTAGCAAACCGGCATGACGGCGTGATTACCGTCATGCCACTTACTTTAAGAGGTGATTATGGACGATACCGAAAACACCGAACCGGACACCACGCCAGACACCGAGCCGGACGCCAACGCCGCTGACAATACGCCGAACCCGGAGTCTGAAACGCAGGACGATGGCGAACCGGAGGACGCGGGCGACGATAAAACCGCCGACATGGCCAACCGGTTGAGCGCCTTGGAGGCGACCGTGGCGGAACTATCCAAAACCGTTCAGGCGATGCGCGACGCCGCCGCCGACCACGTACTGAACGATGGCCCGGACGGCGACGCGACGCCGGAATCGGCTGAAATGACAGACGATGACTACAACGGCACTTACAGTACATTCGATGATTTGTTTGAAGACTAATGATTAGGAAGGAATAATTATCATGCCAACCACTCCAGTGGTGACGCCGAAACAGCAGTTGCGTCCGCTCACCGAATTTAATAACGCGCAGATTCTCAATATGATTCGCAATGAGGCGTCCCCCGAATATCAGAGGCGTATGCCCTCGGCCACCCAGATGAATATGGATAGGCAGATGGCCACCCTCATGTCGTCCACCCAGTTGAAGAACGAGTTTTATTCAGCGCTGGTGAACCGTATTGGCGGCACCTACGTGAACACGTGGCGTTGGAATAATCCACTGTCCGTGTTCCAGCGTGCATCTCAGGTGTATGGCGATACGTGGCAGGAAATCGCCGTGGGCATGCCCCTCGCTCAGGTGTACGACCCGGACGCGGAATACTTGGGCGCGGACAACTTCCGTAAGTGGAAAATCGATGTGGATTCGCTCTACCACCGTCTGGACTTTGCTCACTGGTATCCCGCGACTACGGATGACAAGACGCTCCAGCGCGCTTTCACCTCGGAAACCGGTCTAGCTTCACTTACCTCCCAGATTCTCACCTCCTGCTATAATGCGGCCGAAGTGGACTTGTTTGAGGCTATGTGTCACCAGTTCGTAGAATATGCGAAACTGGGCGGCTATTGGCGTGTCCATATGGCCAACGACCTGAATAACATGGGTTCCACGGAAACCGACGCCCGCGACATGCTGCGGCAGATTCGCGCGTGGGCCGACACACTGAAGTTCGTGTCCACCCGATATAATGCGCGTCATATGCCGACGTTCGCCCGCCCGGATGAACTGGTGCTGTTCTGTTCGCCTGAAGTCAAGTCCGCACTCGATGTGCAGGGTCTGGCAACGGTATTCCAGCGTACCGACGCAGAGCCGACCATTGACCGGATTATCGTCATCCCACAGGACAGGTTCGGCATGGACGGCGTGCAAGCCATTCTCACCACTGATAAATTCCTCATTGACGTCCCCGTCATCAATGAGATGACCCAGCAGACGAACCCGGTGAACATCAATTCGGTCAACCATTATCTGCATGTTCAGCACATCATTTCGGTGTCCGGTTTTGCCCCGGCCGTCATGTTCTGGACGGGCGCGGGTTCCACCGCCAACATGGTGGCTCCTACCGGTACGACGGCCAAGACGCCGACCTTCCAGCTTAAACTCGCCATGTACGGCGGCGGCACGTCCACCCCGTCGGACGTGGCGCGTGGCGGCGCGGTGCAGATCACCGCCGATACGACCATCACTGATGATGGTACGGCTACGTTCCGGTCGGATGCTGTTAAATACGCCATCGGTGATACCGCCAAGCCGAAGAGTGATTACACGTACATTTCACCCACCGGCGTGCTGGTGGTCGGCCTTGACGAGCCGAACACCACGATTCCGATTACGGCCACCGCGCTGTATACGAACCCGGCAGCGCCGGAAGTGCCGGGCACCGTGTCCGCCGCCCTGAACGTGCCGGTGGTCGGTGATGGCGTCATCGGATTCAATCCCTCGATTGTCGCATCCATTGCCGTGACAGTCCCGGCAGTGACCGTGAAACATACGGCACAGGCGACCGCTACGGCGACCATGATTGACGGCCGAACCGCCGATGTGACCGCGCAAGCCGCTTGGACATCCGACACCCCAGACAACGCCACGGTGTCCGAGTCGGGTGTTGTTACGGGTGTCAAGGCGGGCTCGTCCAACGTCACCGCCACGCTGTTTGGCGTATCCGGTAAGAAGAGCGTGACCGTGACCGCGTGATATAATGAGAGGGTAGCCGGTTGGCTACCCTCTCTCACGGCGAGATGCAATACAAGGCCCGGAGCGCAAGCCACGTGAGCGCTCCGGGCTTTGTCATACCGGGGGTTGGATGATGATTGATGACGCGAACCCCTAGTGGACAATACCGGCCTAGTCACTGGAGTGGCCGCCGGTTCCACCAAGCTGACGGCCGCGCTGTTCGGTGTCAGCTATCAGGGCACTGTGACAGTCGCCTAATCTGCGATATAATAAAAGGGAGTGTTTTCACGTGAAACACTCCCCTCTTTATGAAAGGGATAGTATGCTGAGAGATATCAACCCTAACGTCGAGGCGACGTTTAACTGGGCTCAATGGACGCCCAACACGTCGCTGAAACTCTGTAACGTGCCGTGGGATAGCAGTTACCGTGACCTAGCCCGGTTCGAATCACCGCAGAAGCAACAGGAATGGTTCGACCGACGGCCCGGCATTGACAGGGTGCATGGAGTCATGCACATGTTCGGCCAACCCGTGCGCGTCGAACTGCCATTTAACGAGGCGTCCAACTACAACTATGTCGTGGTGTATAACGATTACCCCGACTTGGAGACGCCACGGTATTGGTATTATTTCATCAACCACGTGGATTACATCAATGCGTACACTACTCAGCTCACTGTACAGTTGGACGTTTGGCAGTCGTTCCAGCATGTACTTAGGTTTGGTTCATGCTATGTGGTGCGAGGCCATATCGGCATTGCCAACGAAAACCAGATGACCGATTACGGTCGCAGTTATCTCGCACTACCCGAAGGGCTGGACACCGGTAGCGAAATGGTGACGGTAAACCAACAGTACAAGTCTCTTATCAGCATGAACGGGAAAAATCTGAATTACGGCGTAATAGTCGTGAGCACGGTAGATTTGTCAGCGGACGCGGGCAGTCAGGAAAAACCGTCTCTCACTACTGCGGGCGGCTCTCTGTTTGAGAACATGGCTAACGGTGCTGAAATACTGTACTTTAAGGACATCCAGTCTATCCAAGTGTTTATGGGACTGGGCTCTACTTTTTCATGGATAACACAGGGTATTGTAAACATGTACATGATACCCTCTTTAGATGATGACTTTCTTAAGCAATCCGGCTATGTCGTAGATAAGCTGTTTGGGAAAACACTCCCTTCGGAATTAAGTAATCGTATCTACCGTTTCCCCCAGTCGGCCACAAATGCGCCCAGCAGATATGAAGACATTATTACCATTAATGATTTTCGTGATAATTTTAATATCCCTAAACGTTATAAAAACCTTAAAAAACTCAAATGCTACCCCTATTCTACTGTTGAATGCACTTGCTTGAACGGCACTAATATCACCTATAAGCCCGAAAATATCCAAAGCGATAATCTGGTTATTAGAGAGGTGCATAATTACGCGCCCAATGGCGCGCGCTTGAACTTTTACCCGGTTGGGTACAATAAGGCGGGTGCAAGTGAGATTGCTCCTCTTGATAAAAACAATGGGTTGCCCATTGATGGCGGGGAAATGTTGGACGCCGCGTTTGGCATCAGCAATTTCCCTCAATTTGTGATAGTCAACAATGGCGCTCAGTTGGCAATGGCAAACAGTGCCTACACTCGTTCCTACAGTCAACAGTCCGCTGACTGGGCGTACCAAAAAGCGCAGATGGGCATCAGCCAGTCTCTTGCGGCCACGGCCATGCAAAACCAGTACAATACCCAAGCCAACAAACTCGCTATCGGCAACCGCAACGCCAATAACGCGATACAAGCAACCTCGCTTAACACCAGTCTGGACAACACGACGTATATCAACAATCAGCGAGCTGACCTCGCGCAGCTGAATAACGTGGTTAACGGCGTGGTCGGGGTGGCGGGTAACGCCGCTTCGGGCAATGTCGGGGGCGCGGTATCGGCATTAGGCAGTGCCGTCATGAATGGTGTCAACACTGAAGCGAACCGCAGTATCAACAATACCGCCGCCCAACTTTCCACGGCGAACTCGCTGAGTACCAACGCGGCCACAACAAGTCAGGCCAACACATACGGTTCTCAGACTACAGCGCTTTCAAACCAGTTGGCCCAAAATATGGCGGATATGAACGCGGATTACGCGCAACGTTCCGCGTTCGGAGACTATCAAAACACCATTGCGGGTATCAATGCACAGGTGCAGCAGATGCAATTAACACCCCCGACCACATCCGGTGCCATCGGCGGAGACGGTTTTAACCTCGCGAACGGTATTGTCGGGGTGTTGGTTCGATTTAAGACGTGCGCACCCTCAGCTCTGCGGAGCGTCGGAGAGTACATGTTGCGTTACGGGTATTTTATCCAGCGTTTCATCACGCCGCCGCAATCGCTGGAATGTATGACAAAATTCACCTACTGGCAGATGCAAGAGTGTTACGTGCGAGGTGATTTGCCCGAGCAGTATCGGCAGACCATTAAAGGCGTGTTCGAGTCTGGGGCTACTATATGGACCAACCCGGATGATATCGGCGTGACCGATTGGGCGGATAACGACCCACTGCCGGGCATCTCATTCTAGTGCTACACTAGAGGCATGTCTAGATCGAGGAAAAATCAGAATCGTAGGGGCGGCGCGTTGCATCCGCGTGGCAATTACGCCAAGGCACGCGCCGCCAGCCTTGACGCAATGTACTACCATCTGCTGACTGAACTGGCATTAAACCGGTTCAGCTGGCGGGGACTGCCGCCAACCGTAGACGAACGATGGCTGGAAATGTGTCTCTGCGAATACGGGTGCGCGCTCTTCTTCGAAGACAAACGCATAGGTCGATTCCTCGCCACGCAAGCCGGTTATCAAGGCCGATTGAATGTGTATAACAACCCGACGCGCTTCGAGCCGGTGGGCGTCAACTACCATTACAGGCAACTCAAGGCGGGCCGAGAGTGCATCCCTATTTGGGACAATCGTATGCGCATGAGTTTCAAAGACATCTTATGGCAGTATGCGAGACGCCTCGCCGACATTGACAAGGCATATGACGTGAACTTGGAGAGCCTGAAACTGCCGACCATCATCACCGCCGACCCGCGCACCAAGCTCACCGTACAGAACATGTTACAACAGCGGCAGGATGGGCAGGATTATATTATCGGCTACGATTCACTAGACCCCGGTAGTATGTTCCAACCGTGGCCCAACACCACCCCCTATCTGCTGGACAAGTTCATCCAGCAGAAAACGCAAGTGTCCAATGAGGTACTAGGATATTTGGGCATCCAGTCCAGCGGCACGGAAAAGAAGGAACGGCTCATCTCCGACGAGGTGGCGCAAGCCAATGAGAAGGTGGACGTGTTCCGGTTGAGTTTTCTCAAGGCGCGGCAGACGGCGGCGACTGAGATTAACCGCCTATGGCCACAGTTGAACATCTGGGTGGAGTATGCGGACGCGCAAAGCTCCGGCGTACCCAACGCGCTGGATTCGAGCGCCAGCGGTACGACGGATATTGACATGCCCGCCTCGTATGACGCGGGTATCGGAGGTGTGTTGTAATGATGACCCGCGACGTTATGGTAGGGCTTGTATGCGAAATGTATGAAGTCGCCGATAAAATCAGTAAAGCGGAAAGGGCTTTGGATGACTATGAAAGTGGGAGTTCGTTCATGTCCGACCAAGCTGCGGAGCTACTGAGAAAACAAGTTGTTGCAATGAAAGCATATCATGATATCGTTGCCGCACGTATTAGCCACCAAACGAGGGAGGCCACGCATGGTACAGAGTTTTAGTGCCTATGTGATGGAGACGCCGGGGGAGTACACTGAAACCCTCGGTAATCTTATTTCATTCGGGTATGATACTGATGATAAACTGCATCTTAGCGCCGACTATTACCCGATTTACAATGAATCTCACCGCGCGGAGTTGAATGAAAAAATCGTCCGCCATTACGCGCTTAGGGAGATTGGTCAGGAAACCGCCCAGCAGTTCATTTTTTACTTGGGGATGACGATGGCGGAAATCATGCCATATTTTAATGAGCGCTACAGGACGCTAGCGTTGAAATATGATCCATTGAACACTATGGAAATGGTCAGTGAAAGCCTGTCCAATACTGTAGCCCAGTCCAGCGGCAAAACCAGCGCCTCTCAGGATAGTGAAACCCGAAGCTCCTCGGACGGCACCAGTTCAAGTAGCACCAAGTCCCAGTCCTACGACTCGGAAGTGCCCGCAACCGGCGTGCAAGGTGATTTTGCTCGATACGCGACTCATGCCAATCAGGCGCAAGCGGATACGGACGGCAGTAGCCATAGCACGCAAGACACCTCTTCTCAGTCCCATAGTACATCCAGCACGGAATGGCAACACGACGCTACAGATGGGAGCACCAAATCCCACACGTCGGGCCGCTCCCAGTCCGCCATGAGCCTGATACAGGAGTACCGACAGGCCATCATCAACGTGGACATGGAAATTGTCCGGAGCCTCGAACCGTGTTTCATGCAGGTGTGGGGGTCGTATGATACAATTTTCAGTAACTGCCATAACTATGGAGAATGGGAGTAATCATGGTTGCCATTAACGCTTTGGTTCCACGGCAACGCCTGTTTGACGGGGTACCCACATCCGTACCTTTCACGTATCGGGATGGACTGACCACGTTACAGTTGATTGAATGCCTACGCCATAATCTCGATACACTCCAATGTGACTTGAGCAAACTGGAGGAGACCACCAGCGGTCTCGCGGCATCCGTGGATAAGGCGCTTGCGGATACCGTAGCGCAGATTAACAAGTCCATGACCGCGTTGCGCGCGGAACTGCTAGCCCTGATTCACGAAATGGAACAGCAGGGCGCGGCAACCTCCCCAGTGTACGGTACCATGCAACCGCTCGGGCAGGTACTGGGCGGCATGTACGATAATTCGCGAAATCATGGACTATTCTGGGGTGATTACGACGCCATGCAGCTGACCGCGCAGGAATACGATGGGCTTACGCTTGGTGCACGTGAATACGACCTACGCGCCACCGCTGTGGATAATTGCGTGCCCGGCGATTTTCCGGGCCGTTCGCAATTCCCCTACGGAAGGTCCATGCCCGAGAATCCGCCCGCCGACACTGTAGAATAGGAAGGAACAGCAATGTCTACAACACAATATACCGGTCACTATAATCTGCCGACGTTTGGTGACAATCCGAACGATAGGCCGTCATGGCGCGGTGATTTCACCGATGCGATGACCAAGATTGACAATCAGATGTACGCCAACACGACCAACATCACCACGGCGACGGCGGCGGCGAACAACGCGACCACCGCCGCGAGCAAAGCAACCGAAACGGCGAACACCGCACAGTCCACAGCCGATGACGCCGTGGGCCGATTGGACGCGCTCGGCGCAACCGATAATACGACGGCGGGCCAGCTTAAAACCAAGATTGACATCACGGCCACCGAACTGAATGCGGTGAAATCCGATCTCAGCGGCTTCAAGACTTCTACCAATGAAAACATTGCCTCATTGCGGAGCAAGGACACGGGAATCGAGAACAGTTTAACCGATATCACCTCGTCAGTTCACACCAACACAGCCAGCATAACGAGCATTGAAGCGAATCTGAATGCGCTTCACGCCGATTCCACCGCCAACGCGACAACGCTATATAACACCATCCAGAACAGCTCTCGCATTCTCAACGTCAATCAGCCGTTTGCATCTCGCGGCTCAAATATCATCGTGACTTTTGGTGACTCCTACGCTGACACCACGAACACCAGAAGCTGGGCACACATGCTTGCCCAAAAGCTGGGGTGGACGTTGCATAATTACGCAAAAAGCGGTGCCGGATACATCGGTCCGAACTCCACTTACATAAACGAGTTCAACACAGCCAAGGCGGATACGTCCTATAATCATGATGATGTATCGTTAGTGGTTATCGGAGGCTCTCGTAACAGCAACGACGGATATAAGGGGACAGTCAAAACAGCCGCACAAGAACTGTTTCAAAACGTAAGCAGTGAATATCCCAATGCGCGAATCATCGCGGTACCGTTGCTATGGGATAAAACCCCGGAATCAGGATATTGGCGTTATAACGCCGCAAGCATTGCCGAGGCGGCGATACTGGCCGGTGTGGAATCCATACCGTGGGCATGGACATGGAATCTTGGACGCGAAAACGCATTCGATAAGGACGATATCCACCCCAACGAGCTGGGTACCAACGTCATCGTAAACTATATCATGCGATACATGCTCGGTGCGTACAATGGCCGACATGAGATGTTCGTATGGCGACCCCAGCAAAACCCTGCGGAATTTGTTCTTACCGTGGACGCGAGCGCGGGAACTATCTCGTATGGTCTATCGGTGGCGTCAGGCGTCACGCCAGCGAACTACACGGACGTAAGCGGTCTGCCAATGTGGGCGTGGAATGCGTCGGATGGGACAAATCAAGGGCGGGCGTGGGTAGCGGCCATCACTAACGGTGCAACGAACACAACACTGTTCAAGATTGGCACTGACGGCCATTTTGGATGGCAGGGATTCACGACCAACCCCACTGCAACCCCTAACGGACTTGCTGGAGCGCAATTAACCAGAGCGTGGTGATACGATTGGTGCTAACGATACCCCACGGCCAGCGCCGTGGGGTATACTGTTATTATGGTAGACATACAAGCATGGTTGGAACGTACCCAAAACCAATACTGGGATATGGACGGTAGCTATGGCGCACAGTGCTGGGACTTATGGGCGAAATACTGTATGGATAATTACAATCTGTCGTTAGGTGATTGCATCACGCCGACAGGTTACGCGGAGGGCAATTACACCATGTTCCCCACCACGTCCGCCGTGGGGCGTGTTTTTGAGAAAAAAGACGCCAACTATACGCCCGGCATGGGGGATGTCGTGTTCTGGAGGTTCGGCAGTCAAAACTACCCCGGCAGTCACGTGGCCATCGTGTGGGGAGGCATCCAAGGCAACGATATTGATGTGTTAACCCAAAACCCGACGCCCGCCGTACATCAATTGTTGCCGCTTATGAAAAGCTCCCAACTGCTCGGCTATCTGCACCCCACGGCATTGCCGGAACCGCCGGAATCCGGCGATAACCCGACGGGCGGCAATAATCCGGGCGTGAATGTGGACGGCGATATCTCCGCGTGGATACAATTGCAGGGCGATAACCTCGTATACCACAGTGGCTCGGGCACGACATCATCGCAAGCCGTTTTCTATAAGGCAACCGCCCAGACGTGGGTATATCGCGGCGGCACAGGCCAGCCGGACGCCGATCACGGTCAGGGTGCGCCAAGCGTGGGCGACGGGAAAAGCTCATACGCGCTCTATGTAATCGGCACCGTTGAATCATCATTACGCTGGGATGCGGTCGAACCTAACAGTCAGGGTATCGGCATCGCACAATGGTCATTCGGTAGACGCTTACAGGTGTTGAACGCTATGAAAGCGGTTGACGCCGAGGGGTATAAATCGTTTGCCGCCGCCGCGCCAAATATCGCCACGCTTATGGAATCAGGCGGCGCGTTCGACAGGGCAATGACCGGCAGTGAAGTCGCGGCGTTCCAGACGTGGGCGCGGCGCACGGAATCACGGCAGGGTCAGCGTAATCAGTTCGCTGAGGATTACGAGAGCTACCCACAGACGTATGATGACGCGAAAATGCAAATACTGTGGACGAGCGCTTATCACCAAAGCCCGGCGGGCGCGTTGAACGTGCCTCGCTCTTCATCACTTACCCAACTGTATAATAATATCCTCAATACGCCTCCGTTCGGACCATACGGGACACGCTATAATACCGTCTACTCGCTGTTGAATGTATGGGACGGCACCAGCGCACCACCGAACTTCTGATCCAACGACAGACCGGCAGATATCTACCGGTCTGTCACTGTTGTATGGTAAAATGGATATTATGGAGAAACTGTTAGGAGAAGGGGATTATTACGATTACGGGCGTATATTATCTTATCACGCACCTTGGATGTTCGTCATCGGCGCGCGCGGTCTCGGAAAAACCTATGGTGCTAAAAAACTGGTCATCGGCGACTGGATTAAAAAAAGATGGCAATTCATCTATCTAAGACGTACCGCCGAGGAACAGAAAAACAAGGGCACATGGTTTGCTGACATCGCAGAGCAATACCCGGAATTGGAGTTCCGCGTATCCGGCAACCAAGCAGAATGCCACTGGCTGGATGACAGGGATGCCACCACGGACAAACACGGCAAAACACGCCCCACATGGCATATCATGGGGTACTTCATCGCCCTCAGTCAGGCAGGACAAGTGAAATCGGTTGCGTACCCCAAGGTACGCACCATTGTTTTTGATGAAATATTCCCCGATAACATGCGGTATCTCGGCGGCGAGGTTACGGCGCTGGAGGAGTTCTACAATACGGTAGACCGCTGGAACGACCGCGTTCGCGTCATTATGTGCAGCAATGCGGTAACGTTGGCCAACCCGTATTTCAGCGCATTCAACATCAATCTTAAGCCGCAATTGGATAATCATACGCAATATCAACGCTATTGCGATGGCTTTATTATAGTGGAATTGGCGGATTATGGCGGGTTCAGCGCCAAGGTGGCCGCATCCAAGTTCGGTACGTTCCTACGCAAGTACGACGAAAATTATGCGAATTATGCAATAAACAATGATTTCAGGGATAACGCCAATACTCTCATCAGTAGTTTTAATGACGCCGGATATGCGCTCACATTAAGAACCACGGAATACGGTATTTTTAACGTATATCAACAATTAAGCGATACCGACGAAGTACTATATATAATTACCAAAAAACAGCCTAAAATCACTAGGGATTTTACGTTTGATTACCGACTAGTCGATAATGATTGCATGATGCTCAAACGTTCCGATGACATGACACAGAAAATACTGAACGCTTATCGCGTCGGACGGTTGCGTTTTGAAACACCGCAAATCAAGGCAGAATTCAGTATGATTCTTGGCGGCTTGTTGCAACAATCAGGCATAAGAAAGTGAGGAATATTCATGCCAATTCATGAATTAATCGTTATCGGTATCGTATTTTTATTGGTACTGATTGACTATATTACCGGCGTAGTCAACGCGATTATGCACGGCGAACTATCCAGCGGGAAAATGCGACAGGGCCTCGGCCATAAGTTCGCATATCTGGCTATAATTTGCGTGGCGTTGATCGTGGAATACGGTTCGGATTACATCAACCTCGGAATTAAACCACCCGTGTTCATTCCAGTTTGCGTAGGCATCTGTCTGATTGAAATTACCTCAATCATGGAAAATTGCGCAAAAATCAACCCCGATTTAAAAGGCTCGAACATTCTCAACATTTTCAACATTGAGAGAAAGGAAAACGATGGCAAGGAAGATTAAAGCAACCATCTATAGTGTGATTGCGTCAGTCACCGCCCTATTGCTGGTGTTCGCGCCAACCGCAAGCGCGGCGGACATGATAGACGTATCCAATTGGCAGACCGGTATCAACGTCACCAACACTGGCGCGCAAATCGTCGTAGCCAAAGCCACCGAGGGCGTCGGATACGTCAACCCTGATTGTGACCGCGTGGTACAGGACGCCTTGAAAGCAGGGCAGGGCGTAGGCGTCTACCATTTCGCGCACACGGAAAACAGCGCTGTCAGTGAAGCCAATTATTTCATCGACAACACACGCGGATACATCGGGAAAGGCATCGTGCCTATCCTCGACTGGGAGCCGAACGCCCCGTGGGATACCGGTTGGGCGCTCACATGGCTCCAAACCGTGGAAGCCGTATGGGGCACCAAGCCAATCATCTACATAAACCAGTACACCGAAAACAGTTACGACTGGTCGGCAGTTGTCGCCGGTAACTATGGCCTGTGGATTGCCGCATACACCCTAGGCTATACGCCAATCTACGGGTTCAACCCGCCAGCAATCCAGCCCACACTCCACTACTGGCCGTTCGCCGTCGCATGGCAATACACTGGCAACGGCTACGTCAACGGCTGGGCTGGAGGGGTTGACCTAAGCGTAGTCTACGGAGACCTCAACACGTGGCATGCATACGCTGGCAGCGGGCAGGTTGCACCCCAGCCCGCACCGCAACCCGCACCGCAGCCCACGCCGCAGCCCAGCACGCCGAGCACCCCATGCGGCACCGATTGCGTCATCATCCAAAGCGGCCAGTACGTTTCAATGTTCTGGCCCGACTGGTGGAACGTGGCCGTACCCAGCGGCAACCCGTCCATAGTATACCCCGGTGATAGGGTATGCCACAACGGCGGCGGCACCGCAACGACATCACGCACATACGTGGTACAAGCAGGCGACACGCTATCAAGCATCGCCGCACGGCTTGGAATCAGCATGTACAATATCACAGGATACAGCTCGGGTAACATGAACCTCATCTACCCCGGAGAGGTCCTATACTACTAATCTCACGGCATAAATAAGCCCCGCAAAATGCGGGGCTTATTTGTTATCAGTCACCATACAAAATCATAAATTGAGACAACATATGAACAAACACCATTTTTAACACCACAACATATGAAATCAAAATCACAATCACCATACTTAAATTCAAGAACTGTAGTAAGAGCTGATTTAAACGTGACCTCACTACCGTCAGTCCCCATACAAGGCGCAACAGCTGTCTCAAAACCATCAATATCAACCTTATATAAATTATGAGGTTCAATCTCAGTCACATAGGCTTTAACTTTAAACATTTTAACTCTCCCTCCCTTATTACTCA